TGTCTGATGTAGGCGCACCTACCCCTACTGCGGAAGAATCAGCACTACAAGACGCTCAATCTGACCAGATCATTCCACCTGAAGGTGTGCAAGTTGCTGGCTTGGAGGACGTTGTACGCATCATAAAACAGGGTACTAAAGGTGCTGATGTACTCAAACAAGTAGCAAAAGACAATGCCAATGCCATTGAAATGCTTAAAGAAGAAGCAACGATGGCGGCTGAGGCTAAGAAAAAGGCGGCCACTGCTGGAAAAGCAAAGGCTACACGGGAGGCCAATAAAGCGGCCAAGCAAGAAGTTGCCCCTGTTATGCCAGAGTCAGAGACTACAACGGTACTGCCTGAAGGCCAGACTGATGCAATCAAAATGGAGCCAATGGTTGTTGACAATGTTCTACCGTCAACAGAGCGTCCTGATTTGATTCCTGTTGTGGATGCCGCCAAGATCAAGGCGTACTTTACTGGTGAAGCGCCAGATGATATACCGCTAGACATCAGTTTCCAGAACATGAAGTCACCGGAAGATATTGACTTTGTGATCCGCAAGACTGAAGAAGTATTTGCAAGTGAGTTCTCTGCCGCCAAGCGTGGAGTAATGAGCGATGATGAATTAAACGATCTAGCCACACAGATGAATATGGCTCCTGACTTGCTAAAGCGGCAAATAGGAACTGTATATAACGCAGAACAATTACAAGCATCTAAGATAGTAATTAAATCTTCTGCAATGAAGATTGAAAACATGCGCCAGCAAATTAAGACGCTTGCTGAAACAGGCAAAAATGATGATGCATTGCTGGTTGACTTTACCAATCAGCTAACTGTTCATGCCGCCATGCAAATGAATTTTAAAGCGGCAAAGTCTGAGGCTGGTCGTGCCTTACGTGCATCCCGTGTATACAAGGATGATGCTGGCGCTATTGATGCAGAACAATTGACATCAATGATTGCTGAACTTGGTGGTGCTAAGAACATCAAGAACATGGTCAATATGATGGACTTGCTTAACGATGCTGAAAAAGCAAAGTTTATTCAAGAGGGTGGCAGAAGAATGCAAGTCATTGGTAATGTGTGGAAAGAAGTATGGATGTCTTCCATCATGTCTTCTCCAGCAACATTTACAAGAATGTTCTTTGGTTCTGCTTTCCAGTCATTTATGCGCCCAATTGATACAGCATTTGCTTCAACACTTGGCCGTGCTACTGATTTTGCTTGGACAAAAACTCGTGGCGAAGTTACTGAAGACTTTGTGTCAACAGCAGAGTCAGCCATTGAACTGGCAAACTTCTTCACTGGAAGTATTGATGCATTAAGAGCCGCATCTAAAGCGTTCAAGAATGATGCTCCTGTCTACGGTGTCGGTAGAAATATTGATACTCAGCCAGACCCTGCCATTACTTCAAAGTTATTTAAAGACCCAGACAGCCCCATTGCCCACATGACAGACTTTGCTGGTAAAGCTATCCGTCTGCCTTTCCGTGGTGCATTGTTTGTTGACGAGGGTACTAAGGCACTTGTGGCCAACATGGAACTGCGTCGAATTGCTGGACGTGATGCCGCAGTCAATATTAAAAATGGCATGAGTTCAGATGATGCCATGATGTTGATGGCAGATGAGATTACCAATCCAAGCGTTGATACTTTAGAAAGACTTGATCTTGCTGTAAAAGAAGCATCACTCCAGTCTGACATGGGTGGCTTTGGTAACTGGGTTATGGCTACTCGCAAGGCGCTAGATGACAATCCAACTGGTTTGCCAGTAGGTACTTTGCTTGCACCGTTTGTTAAGACTGTTATCAATGCTGAGAAACAAATTCTTTCTCGTACACCATTTGCTCCCGTGATGTCGGAAGTTCGTGCTGAATTGCAAGCCGGTGGCGCTCGTCGTCAAATGGCTCTAGGCAAGATGTATGCTGGTTCTGCAATTATGGGTACGGCATATTGGATGACAACAGAAGGAATGCTTACTGGCCTTGGACCATCTGATCCTAAGAAGCGTCAATGGTTAAAAGAAAATGAAGGCTGGCAGGAATGCTCTGTCAAAATGAATGGCACTTATTACTCTATCGCTGGTCTTGAGCCTGTTGGTGGTTTGCTGTGTTCTGCCGCAACTGTTGCTGAACTTGGTTCTATCTACGGAAAAGACGATGACGCATCATTTGGCGATCTTCTGTTGTACTCAACGCTATTGCCATTTAAATACATTGGCCAACTACCAATGATGGATGGGCTTGGCAAGTTCTTTGACGCTTTTCAAGAAGTAACCCGTGATACTAGTGGTGAGAAAACTGGCGAGATTATGAATAAATTCTTTGGCACGTATACGCAAAACCTAGCCGGTGGCGTTGCTCCAGTGCCAATGCCATTCTCTGCCATGCTGAGACAGATTGAGCGCACTATTGATCCAACCAAGCGTGATGTAACGCTTGATCCAAGTTTGCCATCAGAAGTTAAATACTTTGACTTTGCCATTCGCAGTTGGATGGCCGGCACTCCGCTGATGTCTACAGACCTAAAGCCAAAGCGCAACCTTTGGGGAACAGAGGTTGAGTCTGCCAGCTTTATGAAGGATGAGAAGAACGATGCTTTGTCAACAAAGTTGCGTGAATTGTCTGACAAGCGTGGCCGGATGATCGTAAATTACCCAAGTAAGACTATTGATAATGTCAAGTTAAATGACAATGAATATTCTGACTTGTTGCTATCAATGAATAAGGTTTCCTTGAATGGCGTATCTTTGCGCCAGCAAATGGCAAGCGATATGACAGCATTTAGTTCTGAGACTAAGGCCGGTGCGTTTGCTGGTCTTGCAGAAAAACTATCTGAAACAGTAAGTGCATACCGTGATGAAGCTCTCAAGTCACCAACAATGCTGGTATATCAAGACATGCAAAGAAACATTGCTAATAACAAAGCAAAAGCAGACTTGCACATTGATATGATTAAACGAGAGCCGAAAGACTAAGGAGTTAAATAAATGAGTTATCCAATATCAAATGTAACCCGCAGAGTTGTTTACTCTGGCTCGGCTGGGGTTGGTCCGTACAGTTTTAGTTTTGAGATTCTTACCAATACAGACATTGCTGTTTACAAGAACACTACTCTATTGACATTGACTACTAACTACACAGTTACTATCAATGCAAATGGTACTGGCTCTGTAACGCTTGTAGTTGCCGCAACTGGTGCTGATCAGATCACACTGGTTGGTAATCGTGCAATTGAGCGCGCTAGTGACTTTGTAACTGGCGGTGACTTGTTTGCCAACACACTCAATGATGAGTTTGACAGTCTGGTTATTTATTCACAGCAGATTAAAGAAGAAGCCAGCCGTGGATTAAAAGCGCCTATTACTGATCCAACTGATGTCAATATGATATTGCCAGTTAAGTCATCACGTAAAGGCAAGGTGCTGGCATTTGATGAAACTACTGGTGATCCTGTCAATGGTCCAGCGTTAGACTCTGTGACTACGGTGATCGCTCAGTCTGCCAACATCAATACGGTGGCCACCAACATTGCTAGTGTCAATACGGTTGCTGGAAATAATACAAATATCAATACGGTTGCAGGCATATCTGGCAATGTCACAACTGTTGCTGGTATATCTGCGGCAGTTACAACAAATGCTACAAATATTGTTGCAATTCAGAATGCGTCTACCAATGCTACCAATGCGGCAACATCTGCTAGTAATGCATCCACTGCACAGACAGCGGCTGAGGCGGCTAGAGATGCAACATTGGCGGCATACGACAGCTTTGATGATCGCTACCTTGGCGCTAAAGCAAGCAACCCAACTGTAGACAATGATGGCAACGCACTGCTTGCTGGAGCTTTGTACTACAACACTACCGTGCCAGAGATGCGTTTGTACACAGGCTCTGCTTGGGTGGCGGCTTATGTGTCTGGTGCTAGTTACTTGCTGACAACTAACAACTTGTCTGAGTTAACTGCATCTGCAAGTACGGCAAGGACAAACTTAGGTCTTGGTACAGCATCAACAATGACTGGCCCATCTGGGACTATTGTTGGCACAACCGATACTCAGACGCTAACAAACAAGACGTTGACAACTCCTGTCATATCTAGCATTAGTAACACTGGAACGCTAACCCTACCGACTAGCACAGACACTTTGGTGGGTCGTGCAACAACTGATACGCTGACTAACAAGACTTTAACTAGTCCGACTCTGACAACACCAGCACTAGGTACTCCTGCTAGTGGCACATTGTCATCTTGCACAGTTGATGGCACTAACGCAGTAGGTTTTAGAAATATTCCTGTTAATAGTCAGAGTGCGGCTTATACGGCAGTTCTAGAAGACTCAGGGAAAGTAATTTTTCACCCATCAACTGATGCTAATGCAAGGACTTTTACTATCCCTGCAAACAGTTCTGTTGCTTATGCAATTGGCACGGCAATAACTTTTATAAACATGACAAGCCAAGTGGTGACAATTGCTATTACAACTGACACCATGTATCTGTCTTCTGCTGGCACGACTGGCTCGCGCAGTTTGGCTCAATATGGGTCGGCAACTGCAATCAAAATGACTTCAACAACTTGGTTGATTTCTGGGAGTGGTTTAACATGAGTGGCGCATTACAAGTTGTTTATCAAAATTTAAGAAGTTTTATTAATATAACTCCAACTATTGAATATCTTGTTGTCGCAGGTGGTGGTGGAGGTGGTGGACCCGAGGCTGGGGGTGGCGGTGCTGGAGGATTTAGAACCGCCACAAATTTATCTGTAACTGCTGGAGTAACTTACACAATCACTGTTGGCGGTGGTGGCACTGCTGGATCGGCTCCGTCTTCAAATGGTGGCAACGGGAACAACTCAGTCTTTAGCACCATCACTTCTACTGGAGGCGGCGGCGGTGCAATTGATGCGGGTGGTGCTAACGGCGGCTCTGGGGGCGGCGGCGGCGGCGCAAACGCTGGTGGCACTGGAAATACGCCGTCCGTATCTCCATCTCAAGGTAATAACGGTGGTTCTGGCGTTTCTTCTCCAAGAAACGGTGGCGGTGGCGGCGGCGCTGGCGCTGTTGGAGCAACTGCAACTACAAGTCCTAACAAAGCTGGTAACGGTGGAAATGGTACAGCATCCAGCCTCTCCGGTTCCTCAGTAACATATGCGGGGGGCGGTGGCGGCGGCGCAAATACTTCTGGAACCGCTGGCACTGGTGGCTCTGGTGGAGGCGCTAATGGTTCAAACAACTATTTGACAACACCAACTGCCGCAACTGCAAACACTGGCGGTGGTGGTGGTGGTGGTGGTGGAGGGGGGCCAATTGGCGGAAATGGAGGCGCAGGCGGGTCTGGGATTGTAATCATTCGATATGCCGACAGTTACATTGCCGCCGCATCATCGACAGGTTCTCCAACCATAACAGTTGCAGGTGGTTACAGAATTTACAAATGGACAGGTTCTGGTTCAATAACATTTTAAATTTGAAATGGACATTACCGCACAATGAACATGCACAATCTTTTCCCTATCCCCATCGGGATGTTTGATCTTGATCGGGAACTGACCGAGAAAGAAATGCTATTTTTCCGTGGGCAGGAGGTTCGTCCCAACACTGGGAACTCGACCAGTGTGGACAATTGCATCTTGCGTCACCAGAACATGACATCCCTGCGCGGCTGGATGGAAGATTGTGTTGCTGAGTATTTCAAGGCCACATCAAACCCCGCCCATAATGTTCACCTGCGGATCACGCAGTCTTGGGTCAACTACTCTGAGCAAGGGCAATTTCATCACAAGCACGCACACCCCAACTCGTTTGTTAGCGGGGTGTTCTACATCAACACCAATCCGAAAGACCTCATTTATTTTTACAAAGATGGGTTTGAGCAGATCAAATTCCCGCCCAAGGATTGGAACTTGTACAACTCAGAGTCTTGGTGGTTTGAGGCCATCAAAGGGCGTTTGATCCTGTTCCCGTCGTCCTTGCAACACATGGTTCCAAATGTGCAGGGTGAGGATGTTCGTATTTCGATGTCGTTTAACACGTTCCCTGTTGGTGTGGTTGGGGAAGAAATGTCCCTTACTGGTTTGAGATTAGAGGCTTAAAAATGGCACACTTTGCCCAAATTGACAGCAACAACATCGTTTTGCGGGTTGTGGTTGTTGACAACAAAGACACGTCTGATGCGTCTGGCGTTGAAAAAGAATACATTGGTGCGGCGTTTCTGGAGAGTTTGCTGGGTGGTACTTGGGTTCAGACTTCGTACAACGGCAACATTCGCAAAAATTACGCTAGTATTGGTTACACATACGACACAGGGCGTGATGCTTTCATACCGCCACAACCATATCCATCATGGACTATGAGCGAGGAGACTTGTCTATGGTATGCACCAACATCAATGCCAACGGATGGCAAGCGTTATTCTTGGGATGAGCCTACATTGGCATGGGTTGAGATAAATGCTTGAAGATACTGAGACACGCTTGGCCGTGCATGAAGCTCTGTGTAGTGAGCGTTACAAGCGCATTGATGAATCTCTATCTGTTGGCGACAAGCGCATGGCCAAGATTGAATATCTGATTTATGCAGTGATGCTGTGTGTCCTGCTTGGACCGGGCGTGGCGGCAGACTTTGTTAAGAAGTTGCTAGGCTTGTGATGTGGACCCTTTCTCTCTCCTACTTTTGGCGCAGGGTGCTTTTTCTGCTATCAAACAGGGTTGCGATTATTTACACGCTGGTAGGCTTGAGTTGGAGGGTGCTAAAAAAACAGTTGAAGGGGTCTTGGCAGACGTTAAAGCAATCAAGGGTATTTTTAGCTGGTTCATTGGACTGTTCACATCTAAAGAAAAGACTGCAAGTGATACGACAAAGCCTGTGGCGAAAGCGCCAGCCAAAACAGCAACCAAAACAACAGCTTCCGCACAATCCTACGAACAATTAGAACTAAAACTAATCAAAGAAATTGGTGACAACCTTGGAATTCTTTTTGACACACAACAACAGATTAACAACTACTACATAGAGTTAGAAGAGACAAGCAAGACTAACTATGACCCAAGTCAGAACACCAGCAAGAAAGCAATCGAACGTGTACTGGTTGAGTTGCAGATGGAGAAGTTGCTAGAGCAGACCAGAGAAGCAATGGTGTATGCGCCAGCAGAGTTGAAAGATTTGTATAGTAGATTTTTGGTGATGTACGGACGGATTGAACAAGAGCAGGCGTGGGCTAGGTCTGAGATGATTCGCAGGGCTAGACTTGCAAGGTGGCGCAAGGAGCAAGAAGAGATTAGGTTTGTTGAGTTAACAAGTGGAGCGGTTGCAATAATGTTTATCTCTGTAATTTTTGGGTGGCTAATGTGGCAACTACAAAACTTGTCGGATGGGTTTTAATGGGCGTGATGCTATGCGTTGTCGTTGGTGCAACAAGTATGGCGTACGTTGAAACGCTATACATGAAAGCTCAACTCAAGAAAGAGATTAAAGAATTGAGAAAGTTAAAGCAAGAATTGAAAGAACAAAAATGAAATACCTGATATGTATAGTTTTTCTGTTTTTGTATGCGTGTGACGAACGTGTGAGATATTTTTGTCAAGACCCTAAGAACTTCTCTGCCAAGCGTTGTCAGCGTCCTGATTGTCAATTTAGTCAAGATTGTCCTGATTACTTGGTTGCCCCAATCCTTGAAAAGCAAGCCATAGTACCAGCGCAAACCACATCGGAGCCACAAAAATGAGCGCATTTGACGAATTCAAAATAAGAACAGTTGAGGATTTAGTTCTTCTTATTCAAATTGTTATATGGTCTTTTGTGGTCATAGTTTTGATGACTGTTTTTGGTGGAACAGTAATGTCTATGGTCTATTCGCTTATGTATGTTCAACAGCCAATTAAGACTATGGCTCCCATTGATGCGGCATTTACCAAAATGCTTAACGATGTGATGCTTTTGATGACAGGCTCAGTAACTACATTGATTGGTATGTTTGCCATTAAAGCAGGTGCTAAAGCCATTGCCGAAAAAATTGCTCCTTCTATTATTACTCCACCAACAACACCGACTACGCCTGTACCTGTAAGCGCACCGCAAGCAGTTACTTCTAATGATTTGCCTGTATGGGTAAATCCTCCTTTGGATGAGGATTGGAGAGCGCCTCCACCGCCAACAACACCGCCTGACTACGTTGACCCTGCCAAGGAAGAGATAGCGCAGGAACGTGCCTTAGCGAGGGCTGAAACATGATTCCAAACCCTTGGGTAATACTTGGTGTTCTACTGGCCTTGGCTGGCTTCTATGGCTATGGCCACCATAAGGGATGGGTAGAGCGTGATGCTGAGATGCAGGCAGAGATTGCTATCAAGAATGAAGAGTCTCGTACCAAAGAACAAGAACTTGCTAAACAACTTAATGATCAATCATCAAAACTTTTGGAGGCCAACAATGCCATATCTGAAAAACAGTCTTCTCTTGATCGTGCTATTCGTGCTGGTCGGGTGCGCCTCCCGTCCACAAGTTGCGTACAAACCAATGGAAATCCCACCCCTGCCAGCGGAAATAGCAGTCAAGCGGCAACCGAATCTGACACAGAGACTCTCAGACTTATTGCTCAAATCGTCGCAGACGGAGACAAAGCAATCAACCAACTCAACGCCTGCATCGATGCCTACCAACAAGTAATGGAGAAAGCAAATGGCAGTAAACGCTGAACAATTAAAACGCTTACACATTGGTGTCGAGTGGGTAGATGCACTGAACAATACATTTGAGAAATTTGGAATTGTTACCAGCAACCAGCGGGCTATGTTCATTGGCCAGTGTTCGCATGAGAGTGGCAACTTCAAGATGTTGCAAGAGAACCTGAACTACAAAGCGGCAACGCTTATGAAGTTATGGCCAAAGAGATTTCCTACTATTGAAGTTGCCAACCAGTACGCAGGCAACGCACGGGCTATTGCCAACAAGGTTTACGCAGACCGTATGGGGAATAGAGATGAAGCATCTGGTGACGGGTATCGGTTCAGGGGAAAAGGTCTGGTTCAGCTTACCGGACACTCAAACCATTTCCACGCAGGCAAGGCGCTTGGTGTGGATTTTGTTATGGAGCCTGATCTTGTGGCAACCCCTAGATATGCCGCCCTCACAGCAGGCTGGTTCTGGTCAACACATAATCTCAATTCACCAGCGGATGCCCTTGACTTTGTTAAGGTCACCAAAATAATAAATGGCGGTGTCATCGGGCTGGCCGATAGAGAAAAGCATGTGCGCGAGGCACTTGCTGTTATAGCTTAGTCGTTGTCCATGCTGAAGTAGAGGATGGCGATGATCACGCCAACCCCTACACAAGCACCTACCAACAATAAAGCAATGATGGTCAGGATGCTTTCAATCATGTGTTCTTCTCCTTGAGTTTGGCTTCAGTTAATTCAATCGCTTCGCCTTCGTCATCAGTTGCAAAATAGATTTGGTCTATCTCATCACCAGTTAATCCAATCCAAGGTTTAAATGGTTTTTCTTCTTGATCTTCAATATCTTTAATTAACTTTCGTAACCGCAATATTATTTTTGTATTTTCAAGAAGTTGTTTATCTTCATTCCAAGGAATTTTTTTTGCATTTGAAAAATAGATAAAGTCTCTACTATTTCCAAGGGCATTTAAAGCATCATGCAGTGTTTTTAAAGTTTCTTTGTTCATATGTTTTCCTTTGCGGACATTTGGTGCATACTTTTTTTGGCAAAGACTGGCAGATACCTAAAGTTTCACACTTTGAAACTGGCTTTGCCCAAGGTGGTGGTGAAGCCCACTGAGTTTTAACTGGTGTCATTTGTTCTCCAGTTCTCTAACTCTGTCAGACAAAGCGCGCACCAACTCAGTTAGCACAGTAACCTCTGCGATTAACTGTGCCTCCTTGGATGGGTTACTGATGATCTCCTGCTTCACCCTAGACAACTTCTCCGTATCGTTGAAGTCATCTTTAGACACTCTATACGGTGCTGTTATTGCCACTGGTTTACGCATAGTTCCTCCAACAGTTTATATGTGTCATGCGTTTTTCTCCTTCAAAAAAGATTGCACTAGCAAAATAAGATCATAAGTAGATGTCTTTTGCAATCTAGAACAAATCAATATTGCATCAACGTCAGCATTGTTTAATGATTTAAAAGAAGAATTATTGTTTTCAATATCTCCTTCGTATGTTTGCCCAACAAGATTTTCAAACTCTACAAGTATCTCTTTGCTTGGCTTCGTTCTGGATGTTTCCCAGTGGGCTATTGTTGATCTAAGTATTCCAAGCTTTTCAGCAACATCTTGCTGTCTAAGATTCTTGCGCTTTCTTGCATGACGTATCCAATGAGACAAACTGTTTTGCGTTAAATATACATTTGGAATTTCAGATGAAGTATTTCGCAGAAAAGATTCATTGCCATTTTCTAAATACTTATGTTCAAAAAAATCACAAAGCCTATTTAGTACAGCCATCCTTGGATAAGAAACACCAGTCTCCCATCTTGCAACAGCTTGTTGACTAATGGAAATTTCATCAGCAACTTCCTGTTGGTTTAACCCAAGAGTAGTTCTCTCAAGTAATAATTGTTGTGCAAACTTATTCAACTTAGTCCTTTCCAAGTAACCAAGTATGAAAATCTACAGGAACTTTTCCAGCCACTTGGCACTGGTGGCAATACTCCCTGTAGCGCATATCTAACTCAGCCCAATCACTGCTCTCCATCTGACTCTCCTTCACCCAGTTGTGCGCCTAGTCGCTTCAAACGCAATTGGTAATCAGAAAGCAATGCTGTCATGTGATGGATTTCTAACTTCTTGGTTTGCTCTTCATTGGCTTCTTTCAGTTCACGTAACTTAGTCATCTTGGTACGTGCCGCCATTGCTGACTTCTCTACCTTTTCGCGCAACTCAACCGTACCCTTCATGTAAGACTCTGATGAATCGTATATGCGTGGCTCTTTGTTGGGTATGGCCATTGTGAAGACAGGACCACCAGCGGTAATAGTTTCTATAGTCTTAGGGCTTTCTACTTGCACAATACTGCCGGCCTTCACGCCATCCAATGGGTTAACTGCTGGCGCTAACTTTCGACTAGCGACATTACCATCGTCGTCTTCTGGTGCAATGCCGCAGGCGGACATAAGGCTATACCTACGTGCATAAGTCAACGCACCAGCGTAACCCTGTGGGTCTTGTTTAACAGCAGGGAAATGGACGATGCCGCACTCCAGCATCTCGCCAGACTCGTGTACAAATACTGTTTCGCACATGATTCCGTTATCGCAGTCGTAATTTTTTTGCAGTAAAAAGATGCCATTGTCATTTAGTGCATCAATGACAGCTTCTATGCAGGCTGACAGATCAGCGTACTTGCTACGGAAATGTGGGTTAGTAGATGTCTTGAGGGCTGGACCGAACTGACGTTGGGCTTTGACCAGTGCTGTGGCGATGGCTTTCATTTGGCTTCCTTGATTGTTAGAGTTGACTGACGGATTGAATAGGCTTCTTTTGCTGGTGTAGATTTAGCAGGCTGTGCTTTGAAGTGACGCATTGGCCACTTGATATGCCATTTGCCACACTTAGCCGTACTGAACTCTTGCATTTGCGTCTTGAGGTCTGCTTCTTTTTTAGATACTTCCTCTTCCATGTTCTTGATCTCTGCCTTGAGCGCGACGATTGCACTGGCTATGCCTTCAGCTTGGTTACCAAGATCGATGTCTTCTTCTTTGGCGTTTGGCCAGACGCGATCAGCATCTTTGCTATCTGACGGTGGATACCATGCTGTCTCACCAGTCTGGCGGAAGTTCTCTAGCCTTGATTCAAAGTCAATCGACGCATTCCAGATGGTGTCCATCGTTTGCTCATGTGGTGCAAACAAGTAGATGCGTAATTCCACGCCTGAGTACAGACAGCCAATGGCCGCCCACTTCAGGCCAGTACACATCATCACACCTTGGACTTGGATAGGACCACGGTATAGGGGCAGGATTTCTTCAGGAGCCATCTTGGTTAACTTGGATTCAAGTACACCTTGGCCGGTAAGAACTATCTCGTCAGCACCGACTACATAAATACCTATCGATGGATCATGCTTGATGGTAAGACCTAGCAAAGGTGCTGTTGCAATGGCATCTGCGCTGGCGGCCAGTGGTAGTTCAGGATGTTTATAGGCAATGTCTGGCATGACGTAGCTGTCTATCCCAAGGCGCTTGGCTATCTCCTTGATGATGGATTCCTCTAGTGCGTTACCCCAGTTGGCGGCTTCGCCTGCTTCTGTACGGGCATACTCACCTTGGATAGACTTCATGCAGAAGTTCAGGGTGTCATTGGCGCTTGCCCACTTGGAATGACCCAAGATGGCAGGCAGTTGGGAGCAAGACAGCATGGTGTCTGATGTAAGTTTAGGCATGGTTTTCCTTGATTTTTAAGATGCGTTGTTGACGGCCAGACTTACCAGCGCGGGTGAGTCCTGTGTCGATGATGTACCCTTTGTCTAGCAAGCCACGGAAACGTGCCGTAACGCTGGAGTAAGGGTATTGGGGGAGGTTTGCTAAGACATCGTCCTGAATACAGCCTTGGTCAAATGAGGCAATAACCTCATAGACAAGTTGCTCCATCTTTGGGGTGTCCACAGATGCGGCCGCCTCAATGCTGGTTACAGGGGAATCTTTGCGTACTAGCGTTTGCCAGAAAGTACCGAACTTCATAGTCATCTCTCCATAATTGGTAGGTTGATGTTGCCGTAAATGATTTCACGGTGAAAGCATTATAGGACATACAAATTTAATTGTCCGCTAAGTACATTCCCTAATTGCATGATTTCACAGTGATAGCATTACAATGTCGCCATGAAGATTAAAAATGTACCAGTTCTAGTTCGTATCCGTCCATCGTCCAAGGAGTTGCTGATTCGTGCGGCCAAAGACCAGCGCAGATCGCAAGCCAGCGTGGTGGAATATCTTATTGTTGACAACTTGAGTCGCCAGTATGCAAGTACTGATGACAGGCTAACTCGTTTTCTGGGAAGTACAGATGCCAACGCCAACAACTCGTAAGTACCCACGTACTTTGCAAGAAGCTTTTCCCAAGGACTATCCTGAGTGGTTTGAAAAGCATAAGCCTGAACCGCGCTGGTATAGCGTTGGGCTGGCGCTTGCAGTGGTTGCCGGCATGATGTACTGGGCTTTTAAATGAATATTGAACAGGCGCATAGGTGGTTGGACAAAGTGAAGGAAGGGCATCGACTGCCTCAGCCTTTGATTGACCAAGCATTGTCTTTAACAGGGGATTTAGATGACATTCATGGTGAACTTTGTGGTGGATGGAGTGCCTATTGGCAAGGGCAGGCCGCGCTTCACCAGCAGGGGGCCATTTGTACGCACGTACACCCCCAAGAAAACGATGGACTACGAGGATGTAGTACGTGAGTCAGCCAGACTTGCGATGGGTGAGACAAAGCCACTAGAAACGGCTGTAGCAATCTATCTCTATATCCGTATGCCAATACCAGAAAGTTACTCAAAGAAGCGCACCAGCGACTGTTTAGCGGGTATTGAGAAGCATACAAAGAAGCCTGACTGGGACAACGTGGCCAAAGCGATCACCGACGCGCTCAATGGCATTGTGTATTTAGATGATTGCCAGATAGTCAGCGCGCACATCAAGAAGTTATACGGTGCAGAGCCGTGTGTCGAGGTGCTGGTCAAGGAGGAACTTGAATGAATGAAGAGTTACCAACTATTGAACAACGGATTGAGCGGCTGGAATGTCAGGTGATATTGCTGGCTGAGTCACTTGCACAGCACTCGCATGTTGTGCATATGCTGGCCAGACAGTTGCGGCATATATCCAATGAGTTAGATATTGAAATACCAAATCCAAGGACGATGTGATGAGAAAGAAATCCAAGTACAAACCCAAAGGTGTACGCCTAGACACGATGTCGTGGGTGAAGGCTGGCCTGAAAGTAGTGGCCAGTCTGCCTGAAGCTGGCATCTTGCTCAGGATCAAGAACCATGATGCACTGACCAGCATTACGCAGGGCGATGGTACGAGAGCCAACATAGACATCTTGGTGGCCGCCATGAATGTGTCTGAGGCGCTGGCCATGCTGGGTGTAGGTGAAGACTGGCTAGAAGAGATTAAGGTTGCACAAAATGCAATCTTCACAATGGGCAGGCGCGGGTTGAGTAAGGGTAGATTTGTGTTTACCGGTCCTGAGATGCAGGCTATGAACTTAGGCATGGACATACATGATGCCCAGTTAGAAAACTGTACTGTCAAGCAATTAGAGGAGGCGCTTGGCATTGTCGAGCGCGAGATCAGACACCACCGTGCTAGGTCAATCAAAGATGAAACGCTCTGTACCGTCTAGATGGGGTGGCACTTACAAGCGCAGGCCAAAGCCAACACAAGAACAGTTGGATAACCTAGCGCATGGCCAGCGTATGCTTGAGATGGGTGAGGCAAGAGACTTGCTACACACATGGGAAAGGTTTAAAAATAAAGAGTGGGTAAGGGACGCGCTGGCTCGTACTGAGAAGTTCTATGGGGTAGGCGCGCCTGAGCGTATTAGGAAATACATGCGGCAAATACAAGAAGAGGATTTTCCAGCACATAGCCAGTAGTTGGAGAATTTTCCAGCGCCCGACACCAGCGTATTGCTATATCTATGCTTTGTAGTGCAAAGGTACTACAGTGTAATGATTTTGTGTTATCGATGCAAAAACCGGTAACGCATAGCCGCGGCCAGTGTTAAGCCGCGGGTTATAGCCGGCTATCTGGCCGGCGTTTAGTGCGTAGCGTTGTAGCGTTTTATGCATAGCCGGCGATTGTCAACCGCTAAATAGAATTATTTCTAAAAACTAGGGTTTATCCGTATTACATAACGTAGTTAACGGCGTTATATTTTGTGCATCGGTTAGAAATAATCGATGTTTTTACAACCTACCTACTTATGGAGAGTAAACAATGTTTAACACAAACCAAAACATCGGCCCCTATACATCGGTATCGTGCGAAATAAAACGCACGTTTAAAGGCCGCGGCGCGTACCGCATAGCTATCTACGGCGCTTACAACGCCTACGGCCTAATCGGGCCAGAGAAAAACGGGTTAGTAGTTCTTGATGAAACTAAACGCGCCGTTTTATGCGACGAAATAGAAAAAGCCGATAGCGGTTACTTTGGACCTAGTAAAGGCCAGTATGAAGCTATGGCGGCGTTTAAGGCTATGAAGTGGCCAGAGTTTAGAGAGTTTATTAATACGCACGGCCGCGCCCGTTATTCAATCTAAGGGGCTACGCATGAAAACTCAATTATTTGATAAAGTAATCTACGTTCTAGGTTTTGTAGCGTTAATCGTAATCTGGCTAACCGCATAAGGGGTAAAACATGAAAAACCCCTACAAAACTATCATTCAACAACGCGGCCTAACCTATAAAACTATTTTAGGTGAAGCAAGTACTAAAACCGTAAAGGGAGAGAAAATAGGATATCTAACGGGTATCGTATATCTTAAACCCGATAGCGTTATATGCCCTATGGCTATTCTGGCCGGTTGCATGAACGGTTGTCTAGAATCGGCCGGCCGCGGCGCGTTTAATAGCGTACAAAACGCTAGGATCGCTAAAACTAGGTTTTTTTATGATCATAAAGAATCGTTTATGTTATCTCTGGCGGCCGATGTATGGGCGTTAGCTAGGCGCGCTAAACGTTTAGGTTTTAGTCCTTTGGTACGGCCTAACGGTACATCGGATATCGCCTACGAAAACATCGCTATTGTTGATAATAAAAACCTATTTCAACTATTTCCCGATGTACAGTTTTATGACTATACAAAACACCCGGCGCGTAATCTGGCCGGTAAAACCGCGGGTAACTATGATCTAACGTATAGTTTTAGCGCTATTACGCCTAAACCTATAAGCATTAAGGGATTAAGTAACCCACACAACGCACGTACCGCGGTTGTATTTCAAAAACGCGAAGATATACCTACAACGTTTAGAACATGGTCCGTTGTCGACGGCGACGATACCGATGTACGACATATAGAGCCGCGCGGCGTTGTTGTAGCCTTATACGCTAAAGGTAAAGCTAAACGCGATACCGGCGGCTTTGTACAAATTAAAGGGGTTAACTATGCGTAAAACAATGCTAGCTAAATACCGCGGCCGTTGTGCAGATAGCGGAGCGGTTATAAATGTAGGCGACGAAATAACTTACGATACCGTAGCTAGAAAATCGTATCTAACGGAGCCGGGCGATAGCCGCGTAGAGTTTATAACCCTAAACAACCAAGGGACCTATAAAACCTTTACCCGTAACGCCGCCGGCCGTTGTATCGACGCGCCGTGTTGTGGTTGTTGCACAATCTAAGGGGCTAAACATTGGATAAATATCAGTTTATAGCCTTGGTTGAACTATTACGCGCTAAACCCGATAGCGTAGCCATACGCGGCGCGTATCTGGTTTTAATCGACGGCTTTACACAAACCAGAGCCGCTACAACGCTAGGTTGTCGACAATCAACGGTTAGCCATGCGGTACGGAGAATTAAAAACGCCCAACGGTTGGCCAATAAAGGAGCCGCTCAACACTAAACCTAAATAACCCATATAAGGCCGCGCTATCATGCGCGGCTTTTTTATTGCAAAATACTATTAATGGAAATAAAGCTACCTAAAAAACCTAGAGTTATACACAAAGAACAACAACCGGATCAACGACAATTTAGCGTTGTACCCATACGCGCCATTACTGATAGAACGTTGACCGGTATGGAATTACGGGTTTTAATGATGTTTTGTAGCTACACAAACCGCGGCGGCTTAACTTGGGTTGGACTGGCGAAAATAGGTAAGCATTTAAACGTTAGCACGGTTAGAGCCGCGTTTTTAACCCGCTCTCTCATAACTAAAGGCTACATAAGGGTTTTATATAAAGGTTTCGCCGGAGAGCGCGCACAAACCCGCCAGATTATCTATAACGCTACGCTATCGGTTGAAGATATAGTTAGCATAACCGGAGAGCCGCCGCCGTACATAATAGCCGGCGACGAAAAAAGCTTTAACAATCAACAACATAAAGGGGAAACTATGGCTAAACGTAAGTTGTTAACTAAGAATACTGTAAACGATAGCGCGTTAAGTAATCTAAAGGAGAAAACTATCGACGATAACAAGTTGATAGAGAGAATCAATGAAGAGCAAGTCTTACAGTTACAGCGAACGGTAGGCGCTGACATACTCGCTCACGTTATCAGCCAGTGCGACGCTAACCCTACGCTAGAACAAGTGCAAAGTAAGTTAAAAGAGTTACTAGCCTAGTGTAACTTTACATAATGGTCATTGTATGAAGTAGCCGGTGGGTATATTTGTACCATTATCGATAGGGGTGCATGTAATCCTATTTCGCTACGCTCCGCTGAGAGCACCTTATGCCCCCCCACCCACCCCCTTGTGCGTAGGGGTGTCATACACAATTTTTTTCTAGAAATCGTACTTGCCGCTACTTATTGATAAACAAAGATTAGCCTAGCATGTTGACCACCCGCAGTACAAAGTACGAGGACATTAGCCAGCATGTTGCCCACAGTCACGGATGTATCGCAGGCGATCCATGCCTGATGGACAACTTTAACTTGGTTAGCACTGACGGCTGGCAGACGAACTATGGCACTCACTAAAAAAAGTGAGAGATAACGCTATTAGCGTTGCAACACCTTGTTTATCTAATCTATTAGTGCTGGTCAGACACTAACCTCACCTGTATGTCCCCGTTCGTTTCCTACTAGAAGTACCAATGAGTTCGATACGTTTATCCCAGTCGGTATGTTGCCTGCCTTCTGGAGGGCTGAGTGATGGCCCCATGTACTGCACTATGCCACAAATAAATGTTGTACGCAATACTTTCACTGTGATAGCATTTACTTGTTGGTGTTGGGAAAGTGAATGTCTAGTACGCTTTTCACTTCGTCTGTAAAGTGATCCGTTTAATCTGGCATCAAGTACCAACTTCAACATCCTGTTCAACAGCTTTCTTAAAGGAGATAAACATGGAAGCCAAGGGTAGTTTGCGTAAGAACGCACGTAAAGAAAAAGAGTCTCATCCTGATTTAACTGGTAAGTGGACGGATGCCACTGGACAACAATATTGGCTATCTGCATGGCGCAATGTTGATCAAAAGACTGGTGATGTCTACTTCAGCCTGAAGTTGGGTAATCCCGTTGAAGAACGTGGGGATGCTCCAATGAAGCCAGTCCCCGCTCACAGTGCGGCAAAGGCTAACGCCTATCAGCCAATGCCTGATGACGACATTCCCTTCTGATGACTGAGAAAGTAGAGAAGAAATCTAACGGCTCTTACCCCTCTGTTCGCGGATGGGGTGGAGTTCGTAATGTTGTCCAGCGTATTGAGCGTAGCCAGACTATTGTTGCCAACCGTGAAGCAGTCGCTTATAGCTTGCTCACAATGGCTAACACCAAGATCACTGACATCATGGAGTGGGATGACATGGGTAATGTCCGTGTCAAGGCCAGCAACAAGATTCCTGAACACGCCCTGCAATCTATTAAGAAGATCAGCCAGCGCGTAGACAAAGAGGGAAACGCCACCATAGACATTGAACTGTTTGACAAAGTACAAGTACTGCGTATATTGGCCAAGGCCAGTGGCCTACTTGATACTCCTGATGACGGACAGAAACCTAGTGTGATTGGCATCAACATCCAAGCACCAGAAGATGCGGAGCCAAAGTATGAGTAATGAATTTGCCCTGTCAAACCTGAACATTGATCTACGCTCTAGCCCCATAGCCTTCAAGTTCCTGCAAAGCAATGCCTTCGTAACCGGCATCATGGGGCCAGTAGGTTCTGGCAAGTCATTTGTCAGTGCCGCCAAGATCATGGTCAAAGCTGTACAACAAAAGCCTAGCCCAGTAGATGGCATCCGGTATAGCCGGTTTGTCATTGTGCGTAACAGCTACCCTGAATTAAAAACTACCACGCTCAAAACTTGGGCTGATCTGTTTCCGGAGAACGTCTATGGACCAATCCTACACACGCCACCTATCACACATCACATCAAACTTCCACCCAGAGGTGACGCGGCAGGGATTGACTGCGAAGTTATATTTCTGGCTCTTGACCAGCCTAAAGATGTCCGCAAGTTGCTTTCGCTTGAACTCACAGGCGCTTGGGTTAACGAAGCCAAAGAACTACCCAAAGCAGTTATCGACGGACTTACCCACCGCGTTGGCCGGTATCCAACAAAGCGTGATGGCGGAGCCACATGGCACGGCATCTGGATGGACACTAACCCAATGGACGACGATCACTGGTGGCACAGGATCGCAGAGAAAGAACCGATAACAGGAAAGTATGCTTGGAAATTCTTTAAACAGGCAGGCGGTGTCCTCGAAGTCAATAGCGATGAACTACCAGAAAATCCTGAAGCAAACGATCACATATTTGCATCTGGCAAATGGTGGAAGATCAACCCCAAAGCCGAAAACATTAAGAACCTACCCGCTGGCTACTACCTCCAGCAGTTGGCCGGTAAAACCCTAGACTGGATTCGGTGCTACGCAGAAGGCAAATACACCTTTGTGCAAGATGGTAAGTCCGTCTGGCCAGAGTACGACGACAACATCATGTCCGCTGAACTCGAACCAGACCCAAATCTGTCTATTCAGGTAGGTCTTGACTTTGGTTTAACCCCTGCCGCAGTGTTTGGCCAGCGCACAATGTCCGGCCAATGGCGTGTTCTGCATGAGATCGTCACCTTTGATATGGGATTAGAGCGATTCGGGCAAACCCTAATGGCTGAATTACAGACTAGGTTTCCCAAATACGATGTCCGCATCTGGGGTGACCCCGCTGGTATGCAACGCGATGCCATTTATGAGACTACAGCGTTTGAGTATCTGCGCTCTTTGGGACTAAGGGCAGAGCCTACGGCAACCAATGACTTCAAAGCACGTAGAGAGGCGGCCGCAAGTCCAATGAATCGGATGGTGCAGGGCAAGCCCGGCCTGCTGGTCAACAAATCTTGCAAGCTTTTACGCAAATCCCTCTCTGGTGGCTACCACTTTAAGCGCATTGCCGTAGGTGCAGGCCATGAACGCTTTAGAGACACCCCAAATAAAAATGAGCATAGCCACGTTGGCGACGCTTTTGGCTATTTGATGTGCGGTGGCGGTGAATATCGCCATCTAACTAGAGGTTCAACCAAGCCAAGTGGCCTGCCATTCATAGCCAGCACCATCACAAACTCAGATTTTGATGTCTTTGCCTAGTTTCCCCATACATCCAGCAATATCTTTCGTTCCATTCCATGAGGCTCACCTGATGAGCCTGCGAACCACGCAAAGTGGCGATCAAATAGTCTCCAAGGGGCTGACCGTCAACCAGATGATGCTCATGCAGGCCAAACATGGAGATGCTTTCACAGCGATACAACATAGCCGTCCAGTTGCCTGCTTTGGTGCAGTACATATCTGGAATGGGGTAGAGGAAATATGGCTGTACATGGAGGAGCGAGGGCGTGAATACAAGAAAACGCTTACCCGTGCCGCCATGAACTACATTGATTTCAGAGTGATATCACAAAACTTGCATCGTGTCCAGATTACTGTAAGATGCGCGGACATAAGAGCCGTTAGATGGGGGACTGTGCTTGGTTTCACTATTGATGGAATGATGAAATCATACGGTCCGGACGGTTCTGACTACTATTTAATGTCAAGGACGTGATATGACCAATGTGGTTCGCAAAGCGGTTGGTATAGATGATGGTGCATCTACCCGCGCAAAGATTGCTCAGGCAGAAGCCAAAGTTGCTGAACAAGAAGCTAAGGTAAAAGTGCAAGAAAGTGATCTTGCTAAAAAGACACAAGAGCGCATCATCCAAAGACGTGGTGGTGGCCAGCGTATGTTGCTGTCTACTGAACGTGCCGACTCTGAACTTGGAATTCAAACTACCTTGGGCGGCTGATCATGGAAAAAAAAGACAAGTTCCAAAAGAAAGTTGGCAAGGTCATGCGCGAGTACAAGTCTGGCACATTGCATTCTGGAAAAGGCGGTCCTGTTGTCAAGAGTGAGAAACAAGCCATTGCTATTTCTTTAAGCGAGGCGCGTAGAGCCGCGAAGAAATAATGGCCATCACGCCTATAGAACTAGAGTCGTTTACAACTAAGTCACGCTTTGTAACTCCAGTTCAAAAACGAAATGATGGCACGTTTGCCATTGCTGGAGCTGACGCACCAATGATTGTTGTTGATGTAAATCATCAACGCAACCATGATGGACGTGCGTACTATGCATACAAGATTGCCCCAGACACTGCCCCACTTGCACATGGAGCCAGCATTAACATTGTTTTGGCATCACCGTCTGGTGTATATCCACACATTACTGTTGACGGTATGTGTTTAGGTGATGCAGAGTTGTACATTTACGAAGGCACTGTTACCACTGGTGGCACAGCGTTTACTCCAGTTAACAGAAACCGTAACTATGCTGTAAGCAATGTAAGTGAAGTTGCGATGGTGATCAATCCAACAGTAACGTCTGTCGGTACTGAGATTGACGCACAGATTATTCCGGGCGGTGTTGGCAAGAAGTCTGGTGGCGGTACTGCTGTATCACTAGAGTATGTGCTAAAGCCATTAACTAATTATTTATTTAGATTAACCAATGTCAATGGCACAGCCCATGCGGCATCTTTGCAATTGGAGTGGTACGAATAATGGCAACAAGAAACATGATTGAAAGCGAAGACATTGAAGAAACATATCAATGTCCATTGGCCACACGCGATATCCTGACCAATTTGGAAAACAGAGACTGGGCATTTGCAAATGTTGGATACGGTCCAGCAAATCCAAATGATGAAAAAAACAACGAAACATTCTGGCTTAGAAAATCTGTTATCTGGGCAACAAACATAGACGAAGCCAAGGGAATGCGCTGTGGTAACTGTGCGGCATTTATACAAACAACTCAAATGCTTGATTGCATCAAGGCAGGCATAGAAGCCAAGAATCCAGAAGAGGAATCTGGCTACGACGAAGATGTAATTGAGACAGCACAACTAGGATTTTGCGAACTATTCCACTTCAAGTGTGCAGGCACTAGGACGTGTGATGCATGGTTAGTCGGTGGTCCGATAACTGATGATATGGAAAAGGATTGATATGGCTGAAAAAATGACAGTAGAGCAAATCTTACAAAGACACAAAATTGCTCAGGCACGTAAAGATGACTTCCGTAGTCTCTATGAAGATGCTATGGAGTTTGCTCTTCCGCAACGTAACTTATACGGTGGAGAATACGAGGGCAAAGTAGGCGGCAAGAAGAAGATGAGTCGTGTGTTTGACTCAACGGCCATCAACTCTACACAGCGTTTTGCTAACCGTTTGCAGTCTGGCATCTTCCCGCCACAGCGCAAGTGGTGCAGACTGGAGCCGGGTTCTGAAATACCAATGGAGCGCAGATCACAAGCGCAAAACATACTGGATATGTACAGCGACAAGATGTTTGCCGTATTGAAGCAATCCAACTTTGACATTGCTATGGGTGAGTTCTTGCTGGACTTGTCCGTTGGTACAGCCGTGATGCTGGTGCAAAAGGGTGATGCTGTTAATCCAATTAACTTCATTCCTGTGCCGCAGTACTTGGTGGCTTTTGAAGAAGGCGCTAATGGCCAAGTTGATAACGTATATCGCAAGATGCGTATCAAGGGCGAATCTATCCAGCAACAGTGGAAAGATGCTGATATCCCTGCTGATTTGCAAAGACAAATCATGGATAAGCCAACAGAAGAAGTTGATCTAATTGAAGCTACTGTATACAACTATGACAGAGGTGACTTTGGTTACTACGTTCTCCATGAGAAGTCTAAGTCCATGCTTGTCTATCGTAAGAAAAAGACTAGCCCGTGGGTAGTGTCTCGATACATGAAGGTGGCAGGCGAGATATACGGACGTGGCCCAGTGCTGACTGCATTGCCAGACATCAAGACGCTAAACAAAACCAAAGAGTTGCTGTTGAAAAACGCTTCCCTTGCTATCACTGGTGTCTACACCGCGGCTGATGATGGGGTACTAAACCCAGCCACCATCAAGATCACGCCCGGAGCGATCATCCCCGTTGCCCGTAACGGTGGTCCACAAGGCGAGGCTTTGAAACCTCTACCCCGTGCTGGTGACTTCAACATCTCTCAGTTGGTCATCAATGACTTGGTGCAATCCATTAAGCGTACCTTGTTAGATGAGAGCCTGCCGCCAGACAACATGAGTGCTAGATCAGCCACTGAAGTGGTTGAGCGCATGAAGGAGTTGGCTCAGAACTTAGGCTCTGCCTTTGGCCGCTTGATCAATGAAACCATGATTCCATTGGTAACCAAGATATTGGAAGTCATGGATGATGATGGCATGATTGATCTGCCATTAAAGGTCAATGGCTTGGAAGTGAGAGTTGCTCCTGTATCTCCGCTTGCTATGGCGCAGAACATGGATGAGATCAACAACATCATGCAGTTTATGCAGATTGCTCAAGGGCTTGGACCAGAAGGTCAGATGGCTATTAAGGCTGGTGCGGCTATTGATTACATTGCTGACAAACTTGGTGTGCCTGCGGCAGTACGCGCCAGCGCAGAGGAACGTGCGGCAATGATGCAAAACATGGCTCAGATGGCTCAACAAGTGCAACAAACGCAACAGGGCGGTGGCCAGCCTGCTTTGCCAGCGCCTGAGATGGGAGCGCCAGCATGAGCGGGTGGGAAGACTTAGAAGGCGACACAGAAGCCATTGAGTTAGATCAGAAGCATATTGATATAAACCTCTTGATAGCAAGAACATTTGCTACGGATGAGGGACAGAAGGTGCTGAGTTGGTTGAGACAGACATTTCTTGAACAACCGACTTGGCAACCCGGTGCGGAGGACTCCTTTGGGCATTGGAGGTCTGGACAGAACACTGTCATCCGTGAAATTGAAGCCCGTATTAAGAGAGCAAAAACCTAATGAGTGAAGAAGCAAATGACAACTCTGGCCTGCTAGATGGCGTGTCTGTTGAAGACCCCAGTCAGCCGACAACCAGTAGCCAAGAGCAATCCACTATCGAACACCTTCAGAAACCAGCCGGCACTGAAGACGATACACCCCTAGACAGACCAGACTTCTGGCCAGAGAAATTCTGGAACAAAGACAAAGCGGAGCCTGATCTAGAGGGAATTAGTAAATCCTACGTAGAACTAGAAAAGAAGTTCAGGGCAGGCGGCCACAAGGCTCCTGAAGGCGGAAAGTACAACTTAGAAGCCCTTGAAGGACTAAATCAGGACGATCCAGTTGTCCAGTCTTACCTTGGATGGGCGCAAAAGTATGGCATCAGCCAGCAAGCTTTTGAAGACTTAGCCAAAGAGATCACCACTATGGGGGCTAGTAATAACCAGCAAGCCCAGTTATCAGCCAAGAAAGAACGGGAAGCCCTTGGTCCTAATGCAGATGCCATCATTGGCAATATGACCTCTTGGGCGCGTGGCATGGTGCAAAAGGGTATCTGGTCAGGAGATGACTTTGAGGAATACAAGGTCTGGGGCGGCACAGCACAGGGCATGAAGGCTTTGATGAAGTTACGCCAGACTTATGAAGGCCGTGTACCAGTAGAAACTTTGAAGAATAGTGGGGAAACTGCTATGTCTGATGAGGAATTGTCCAGCATGGTTGCCGATCCTAAATATAAAGTTGATGCTGGATACCGTGCAAAGGTTGAAAAACTCTTTGAAAAGAGGTATGGTTAGGGGGCTGGCGTAAGTCAGTTTTCATGGATATTCCTTCTAGACTTAGCCCCTGCTTGCGCGGGGGCTTTTTTTATGTATAATCTAAACCGTTGTAGTCGTTCACAACAGTAGAGAACCGTTACTCATGCATTGGCCTCCCTAGTGGAGGGAACGACCCAGTGCAGTAGTAACGGTTTTTTTATTGTCTCGATATCAACCGTCAGGGCGCGTTAGCTGATGGTCTGCATGGACTGAACCCAATAAACACCGGACTTGGATACACCCCCAAGCCTTCCGACTAGCCTGTTAGCGAGGGACTAGGGTAGATATACGTACATGGGTGGGACCAAGCGTATGTCGGATGAATCGCTACCTCATGGGTTTACTGGATTGGTTATGAGGGGGGAGTTAATTGAATAACTACCCCTTAAAGCATGACCCTTCGGGTAGGGCTGGATACCTTGGCTATCCACCCTTGGGGAAGCTATGCCAGAAAATAGTTGACACAAGTAGAAAAATATGGTTTAGAATGCAAACACTGACAACCGCAAGGCCAGTAATGATAGTAGTCTATTCAGGGGTGCGCTGTAAGGCACAAGTCTTGGCCCAGAGTTTTCTGGACAACCGTTGGCGATAAACATTTCATCAACCGTTTTCTAGGAGAAAACACATGGCTATTAGCATTTCCAATGCTTTCGTCACGCTGTTCGACACGGAAGTAAAACAAGCGTATCAAGCTGATGCTGTCTTGCGTAATACTGTTCGTCTACGTACTGGCGTTACTGCAAGCACACATAAGTTCCCAAAGATCGGCTCTGGCGTTGCACAAGTTCGTGTACCACAGACTGACGTTACCCCACTCAATGTCACTTATTCACAAGCAACTGTCACGTTAACTGACTACATTGCGGCTGAATACAGTGATATATTCAATCAAGCTAAAGTCAACTTTGACGAGCGCCAAGAGTTGGTGCAAGTTGTTGCTAAGGCGATTGGTCGTCGTTCAGACCAGATGATCATTGACGCATTAGCGGCATCAAGCACTAGCTTGACAGTTGCTACTAGCATTGGTGGCGCTGGTACAAACTTGAATATGGCTAAATTGCGTGAGGCATCACGTTTGCTAAATACTTCAAACGTACCCGCAGAAGATCGCTATATATTGATCCATGCATCACAGTTATCAAGCCTTTTGTCTGAGACTGCTGTCACAAGTTCTGACTTCAACAGCGTCAAAGCATTAGTGCAAGGTGACATCACCAGCTTTATGGGTTTTAACTTCATCACTATTGGTGACCGCACTGAAGGCGGTTTAACTGGTGGTGGCTCTGGTTCTACCCGTAAGGTGTATGCCTATCACAAAATGGCAGTCGGCATGGCTGAGAGCATGGCAATTCGCAGTGAGATCAACTACATCCCAGAGAAAACCTCTTGGTTAGTTAGCTCAATGTTCAGTGCTGGCGCTGTTGCTATTGATGCTGGTGGTTGCGTTGACATCACTTGTACAGAATAAGGAGAACTAATCATGGCATTCTCAGCAACAGGCTTTAACGCTATCGGTGGTCAGTCTAAATCTGGCAACGGACCATCAATTTGGTCTTATTCCAGCACTGACGCTCAATCAGTAATTCGTGTTTCTGGCTACTTCAACTCTGTCTCATCAGTGTTGAAAGTCGGTGACATCGTTTTCTGCTACAGCGCTACTGGTGGTACACCAGTTATGTCTACTGCTTATGTGGTCAGCAACGCTTCTGGCGTGGTTGACATCACTGACGGTGTGACAGTTACAGCAACTGATACTGATTAATCAGTAGTTAAGTGAACAGGCCAACTTCTAGTTATCTGGAGGTTGGCCTTTCTCACATTTTGAGGTGATATATGGCAAGTGGTGACACCGATCTAAAAGTATGTTCTGATGCCTTGCTTTTGCTTGGCGCGGCTCCTATCTCATCTTTTAATGAGGGTACGGATGGAGCAAACGTCTGTGATCGACTCTACCCTGACATTAAGAAATCTACCTTGCAATCTTTTCCTTGGTCTTTCTCCTTTAAGAAAGTCCAATTAGCGCGCACTATTAATACGCCTGTTAACCAATATAAATACGAATATCAATTACCGTCTGACAGACTTGGTACTGTTCGTCGTGTGTATAACTCTACTGCTGTCGGTGCTGGTACTTATACTGAGTGGGTTATCCAAGGTGATAAGTTACTGACAAACCAAGAGACTGTGGTTATTGATTACCAATATCTTCCTACTGAGGCTGAGATGCCTTCGTACTTCATCCAGTTGCTCAAGTACATGGTGGCTTGGCACTTGGCTGATCCTATTACTGACCAGATTACAAAGACACAGCAGTGGCAGATTACTGCGATTGGGACACCGGGCGAGAACGGCCGCGGTGGTTACTTCCGCACTGCTATGGTTATTGATGGACAAGGCAATACAACTGTTGCATTTGAAGACTTTACCCTGATTGCTGTGAGAAACTGATGACAAGACTTGTCAGCATTCAGACAAACTTTAGCAGTGGTGAGATTGATCCGCTGTTAAGAGCGCGTGTTGATTTAAAGCAATATCAAAATGGTGCTGAGACTTTAACCAATGTTCTTGTCCAACCACAAGGCGGTGTTCGTCGTCGTGGTGGCCTGAAATACATAGTTGAGATTCCAAGTGCGGCTAGTCCTGCTAGTGGTACTAGGTCTGTGCCATTTGAATTTAACGTAGACGACAGTTACATGCTGATATTTGTCAATCAGCGTATGTACATATTTAAAGACAAGACCCTGATTACAAACATCAATGGCACTGGCAACCCATATCTGGTGGTTACTGCTGTTACCAGTAGCATCTTGTCTACCATGTGCTGGACGCAATCTGCTGATACGTTGATCATTACGCACAAAGACATTAACCCTGTCAAGATCGTGCGTGGCGGAACTGATGCAAGTTGGACTGTTAGCAACATCTCTTTTACTAGCATTCCTAAGTATGCTTATACGATAACTTCTAGCAACCCAGCGTCTACTTTGACACCGTCTGCTGTATCTGGAAGCATTACGTTAACGGCAGGAAGTAGTGTGTTTACGGCTGGCAGTGTTGGCCAGTATGTCAATGGTGGTGTGCAGGGACGTGCGCGCATTGTTGGTTATACCAGCGGTACTGTTGTGTCTGCTGTAACTGAAGTTCCGTTCTTTGATACCAGTGCAATGGCTTCTGGTGGATGGGAGTATGAGTCTGGCTATGAAGATGTGTGGAGTTCTACCAAGGGCTGGCCACGTACTTGCACATTCCATGAGGGACGCTTGTACTTTGGCGGCTCTAAGTCACGTCCATCTACCGTTTGGGGTAGCAAAGTTAACTTGTTTTTTGACTTTACCCCAGATCAAGCCTACGATGATGATGCGATTGAGGCAACGCTAGACACCAACAGTTTGAACATCATTACGGACATAATTTCTGGCCGTGATCTGCAAGTGTTTACTACTGGTGGCGAGTTCTATGTTCCACAAAATGGACTAGAACCTATTACGCCTGCAAATTTCTTTGTTCGCTCTGTGAGCCGTAGTGGTTCTAGAGAAGGCATACGAGTTCAAATCTTGCAGTCTGGTACTTTGTATATACAGCGCCAAGGCAAAGCACTTAATGAGTTTACTTTCAGCGATACAACGCTGTCATACATAAGCACAAGCATTAGCTTGTTGTCTAGCCATTTGATCATCAGCCCACAAGAGTTGGCATTGCGTAAGGCTACTTCTACGGAAGAGTCTGACACGCTGTACTTGCTAAATGGCGATGGCACGATGGCGGCTTACTCAATCCTGCGCCAGCAAGAGGTGGTAGCACCAAGCAGGATTACTACTGACGGCTTGTTTAAAGACGTTGGTGTTGACATTGAAGACATCTATGTTGTTGTCAAGCGCACATTTAACAGCGTAGATAAATACTATGTTGAGGTGTTTGACTCTACCAAGTTTACAGATTGTGCGTTCTCTGGTGGTGCTTCAGCTACTGCAACCAGTCTTCCTCACATTGGTAAAACACTAAACGTCATCTGTGATGGAAGCGTGTTGTCTGATGAGGTGGTAAGTGGCGGTGGATCAGTAACCTTTGATCGCGCCAGCACAACCAGTTACGAGGTTGGATTGCCATTTACCGTGTCTATCAAGACATTGCCGGTAGAGCCACGCTTGGCGGCTGGTGTGCGTACTGGCTTTGTTAAGCGCATCATTGAGGTTAATGCCTTGCTGTATGAAACTCAGCATTTAAAAATCAATGGCAATCTAGTGCCTATCAGGACGCTAGACACTGTTGACATTCTTGATAATGCTATGCCATCTTTTACTGGTACTAAGAAAGTTGGTGGAATTTTGGGATATGACCAAGATGCACAAATTACAATTGGCCAAGACTTGCCGTTAAAAATGACGTTGCTAGGTCTTGAATACAAACTTTCTATATACGGAGGCACATAATGGCAGAAGCTGTAATGATTGCGGCCGCTGTTGTATCTACTACCAGTACGCTATTGTCTGCCCAACAGCAGGCTATTGGTATGAGAATACAAGCACAGCAGGCTGAATTACAAGGCCGACAAGGTGCTTTGAATTACAACAAACAGGCAATTGCTGTACTTGATAGACAAGAACAAATTCGCGGTGCTATACGCGCCCGTGCGGCCGCTGGTGGTGTAAACCCTGATACCGGCAGTCCAATGACATTGCAAGAGATCAGTGCTGAAAAGGCTGGTGTTGAGTTTGGTATGGCAAAAGAGAATGCTGAGTTGGCTATCTATGGTGGCTTGGCACAGTCGCAAAGTCTGCAATCTGGTGCTAGAGCGGCTGAGGCGCTTGGAACTATGAATGCTCTTGCCACTGCCGGCACTGGGTACTACAGATCGCAGAGAGTTGCTACTCCTGCTAAAGATGATTGGTGGAGTTAAATGGCTGATCTACCACGCTATCAAAATCTAGGCGTTCAGTACGCTGATATGCCGCGCATCAACCCAGTTGCACAACAAGTGCAGGCACAGGGTTTGTCGCAGTTAAGTCAGAATCTAGATCGCATGTTTGCGTATGCAGAAGAGTCTGCTACTACTGAAGCCAAGAAACAGGCTATCAAATACGCTGTTGAGAATCCTCCAACAAATGCTCAGTTAAATGAGGCTATCTCTAATCCTGCCGCGCTCAAAGTAAAGGGTGCTGGCGCTGTATTCCAAGAGACATATCAAAGTGTAGTTGCCCAACGCTTATCTTCTGAATTGCTTTTAAAGGCAGACGCAGAGGCTGACACGATTGAGCGTAATTTCCAGATGGGTCAGATTACAAAGGTGCAAGCACAGCAACGTCTGGCAGACCTGATGGATGGCCAGTCTGCCGCAATGATTGCTGTCAGTCCTGAGTACTCATTGAAGCATCGTGCTTCTTTGGCCAGCGTTGCCAGCACATCGTATAAAAAGATTTCAGAGTTAGAGTTAAAGACGTTCCTTGGTCAAAAGAAGGCTGAGTACACCGCTATGTTGCCTACATTGGGTAAGCAACTAGAAGACATAATGACGTATCAGATTGATTCTATTGATCCTGAGACACAAAAACCAATTGATATTACAAAGATGCTAAACAGCAAACTGCAAAAGTATGCAGACTCTGTTGGTATCTTGGGTGGTAACAATGAGATTTGGGAAAAGGCAATGATCATTGCTGAATCAGCAAAGAAGAACGTCATCTCTGATTACGCTACATCTAAAGACTTTGGCGCTAACCGTGTTGACAAGTTAAACAAGATTCTTGCTGGTGACTTTGGAAAGATGCAACCTATCTGGGACAGCATGGGTAGTGATCAGAAAAAGCTGACAAGACAGTCCATCATTGAACAATTTAACTTCCAAAAGAATTCAAGAGATTCATTCTTGGCGGCAGAGCAATTTGATGCTAATGACATCTTACGCAAGATGTACATGTCTAGCAATCCAAGCCAGTACTTTAAGCAATTGCAAACATTGGCTGTTGATCCTTCTACGCTGAAATCTGCCCGTGAGTGGCTTGATAACTACAACACGCAGGGTGCAAAGCAGGATGACTTGCAGACATTGGCAACAATTCAACGCAATATATCTGCTGGTACTGCCACAGTAGAGGATGTCATTTCCGCTAAGAAATCTGGTTTGTTAAAGAACGACACTGCCAAAACATTTGTAGTAAACATTGCCAATCCAAGCGATGATGTGACGTGGGGTGTTAAGCAAATTGAATTGGCTCTAAACATCCAGAACTCTATGTTGCCACCTGAGATTAATTCAAAAGAAGGTAAGTCAATTGCGATTAACACCAAGAATACTGGTGAACTTGATTTGCGTAAGTTTGCATCTACACCAGATGCAGACGGTAAATATCCAACTTCAGAGCAAATAAGAAAAAAAGCCTCAGATATTAGAGATAACGCTAAGACATTAATCAGGCCATATTTATTAACTGCAAATGAAAAATTGGCTGAAGGTGTGCGCTTGCAATTAAAAGAATTGAATGGCGTTAACTTAGATGATGATGCGGCAGTTAATGCGGCAATTGCTTTAGCAGTCAAAAACAAGGCTAATGAAGCAAGTATTAGTGCGGTCAAGATTGGTATACAAAACCTTCGAAAAGCCAAAAAGCAAGTAGAGGAATAAGCATGAAGCAACCTACTATTTCAGACTTGTATCACGCAGATTTCTATATGTCTACAGAAGGTGTGGCTGGCGCTTTGCTAGAAGGCGCTGATGCTACTGACAAGCGTTATGAATTTGATGATGATGGTAATGGCAAAGAATCTGTGTTTTATGAGTCAGAGGCTGGCCTGCGTTATTTTCTTGGAATGCGTGATGCGCCTATGCCGGAAGTTCAAGTTGCCGCTGGTCCTTCACCGGTAACGTCTGATGCTGGTGCGGCATTTGGCATGTATCCAAAAGCTATTGTTAAACGTAAACCTAATGTCGGACTTGAGCCAGACATGAATCCATTTGCAAGAGTGATATCAAAAGGCGCTAATTGGATGGCAGATCAGGTAGACAAGGGTGCTACTTTGTACGACACCATGCAGTTGATCATACCGGGCGGGTTTGACCCAGACACAAAGCTGACAATCCCTACTGACTTAAAGCCAACTCCTAGACAAATCAATCCTGCTACTGGTGAGGAAGTGCCTGCCACAATGGGTTTAAAGCCCGTAGAAGTCACTGTTGGAGACTTGCTGAAGGCTACCCCTGTATCTGAGGTTATCGGCCTGCGTGGTGTTGCTAGGATCGCTGAGGCTCTTGGCACTGGTAACTTGCCTGATATGTGGGATGTGTTGGATGCGGCTGGTTTAATCCCTGCTGGTACTGGAACTGCCGGTGTTGTAGAGGCCGCTGTTGGCACTGCAAAAAAGGCTGGTAAATCAATAAAATCTGGCACAATGCCACTATTTCCGCAGGAGCCTAAATAATGGCTATCGCCCCATTAGAAGACCGATTAACGGCAATGATGTCTGATGTAGGCGCACCTACCCCTACTGCGGAAGAATCAGCACTACAAGACGCTCAATCTGACCAGATCATTCCACCTGAAGGTGTGCAAGTTGCTGGCTTGGAGGACGTTGTACGCATCATAAC